GGACGAGATACCAGTGACGATGCCCCCGAAACTGACCCGGTACACGGACAAGATGACTTGCAGCTTCTGCTCCAGCAAAGCGAACGTACTAAATCCAGTGATCCTGACGGATCTGACGGGTAAAGCTATTTGTCAGAAATGTCTAGGCATCGCGGAGCAAGCTGGTGAACTAATCCCTAAGGGTGCGGTCAAGTGTCCTGGCTGCCAGCACTATGATGGTGTAAAGGTGCAATATAACGCAAGTACTGTCAAATGGGTGTTCTCCGGTCTCAACAAAGAAGGTACCGTAGGATACCGCGCTATGGAGGTTACGGGTACGTGGAGTACTCACGCGATTCCCAAAAAAGCGTCCTGTATTCGCTGTGGAGCCAATATACCCCTTTACAACCTCAAGCTGTCGCCTTATATAAGTTCTACGAGGTAACATGAGACTATTCCCATCAAGTTTATGGATACCAACTATGGAAGAGGTTCATGCCGAAATGGAGGCTAAAGTGAGCGAAAGAACAGCAGAAATCGAGACGGGCATTAATGGTGAGATGGTCACCCTACGGCTATCGGAGAAGGGCGGGATGATCTCTACTGTCACCCTACCCCCCGATAGGGCGAGAGCCATTGGGAAACATCTCATTGGACAAGCGAACCTAATCAGTCCCCCCGATGGGCCTGAACCGGGAGAGCCTGATGAACAATAAACCACAAGCGGTCATCCTAGCTATAATGTCTGCCGTAGCCCTTTACCTGCTCGTAACCGCATCGGGCTGCGCTACGACCAATCGAACCCTCAGTGGTCTCGACCAGCATCGTTGCGACGACGTGCAACTCAATAGTGCCAATAACCGCCTACATATGTGTAGCCGCGCAGGATTTGAGCCAACCGCGTGCTTTGCAGACGCTATTGTGTCATCTTGTGAGCACCCCTGATGGAGGCCTTGACTGTGCTAACCTTTTTTATCCTGGGCATCGGCTTTGGGATAGCTCTATGTAATGAAGCGGATAAGAGGAAATAATGTCTGATCCAGAACCAGTGGATTTGACCATAACCGTGACGATAGCGAACCTCAAGAAGAGGGCGGCTAAGTACAAGCGGGAGCGAGATACGTATGCCCGGCACCTGGCTAGGATTCTGGATGAGATGGAGCTAGATGGGTATACCTTTAATAAGGAACTCACCGCCTGGCGGAAAGAGCACAAGAAGAAGTAATGGCGACGAGTAATCTACTCATTCTGCGTAAGATCCGTAAGGACTTCGATTACAAGGACTATGTTGAGGCACAGTTCCAGGTGAAGTACTCGGCTAATGGCGAGCTTCGTATCAACTGCCCCAAGTGCGTTGACCTGAAGTTCAAGTGCTATATCAATGATGAGAAGAAGTACTTCAACTGCTTCAAGTGTGACTTTAACTCGGGCAACTATGATGTGTTCGACTTTGTGTCGGCTTCTGAAGGTATTACTAGGGCTGCGGCTATGATGAAGCTGGCTCGGGAGTACTCGGAGACGGCACCCTCTTGGCAGCACATTATTGAGCAGTGCAAGGTTTTGGAGGTAGAGGAAGACGAGGTTTCGCTTCCTACAAACATTCGCACTCTGAGGAACATGCCTGCGGGCAGTAAGCCAATGGACGACCCCTCAGACCCAGAGCAGGAGCCATTCTGGAGCTACCTACGGAACCGTGGGTTCACTGACGCTGAGGTGGCGGCTACTAAGGCTCACTACGTGGGCAAGAAGTCACTAAAGATTCACGACCGGGAGAAGAGGCTCCGAGGAGACATAGGGCACCGTATCCTGTTTCCTGTCTATGGAGGAGACCACAAGCTGGTCAGCTGGCTGGGCAGGTCCACAGATGACCGCACCCCTAAATACTTCAATGCCCCTGATTCAGAGGCATCTAGAACCCTTTGGCCTTTTGTCCCTTGTAAGGGACAAAGAGCGGTAGTAGTAGAGGGTTTGATTGATTCCCTGGCTGTCAGAAGGCACGGATTCAGTGCATATGCGACCCTAGGGAAAAAGATCTCATATGACCAAATAGCTCTATTAAAGAGTTGGAATATTACTTCAGTTGTGCTATTTTGGGATAAGAAGGATGCGAAGCGTGAGATGCTCAAAGCTATTGAGACTCTCAAACTTCACTTTAACGAGGTGCTCGTTCCAGACTTCGCTACGTGGCCCGCAGACAAAGACTCTGGGGACACTCTAGGCTGGGAAGAGGGCTCGGTTCTTCTTAACGACATACTAACTAATAAGCTCATTAACGTGGACTCTATGGAGTTCTCTGTTTGGGCGCTATAACTGTTGACAAACTCACAAAACGACTTATAAAGATACCATGAGCCATTCAGAAGAGGGCGCACCCACTATGGGTGCTGTAATTCAGTTTCGACGAATCGACCCGGATGCAAAGCTCCCGTGTAAAGCACACGCGGATGATGCTTGCTTCGATGTGTATGCGTCTAATTCCGTCGATATCTATCCAAACACTAATGCGATTATCTCGACTGGGTTCGAGATTGGCTTGCCGGATGGGTATGCAGGATTGGTGTGCTCACGCTCTGGCCTAGCAGCCAAGGAGAGTATCTTTGTGCTCAACGCACCCGGCATGATTGACGCTGGCTACCGAGGCGAGCTAAAGGTCATCCTGCACAACGCCAACGAGCACGCCGTGTTCACCGTTCAGAAAGGTGAACGAGTGGCTCAGCTATTCATTCAGAAGGTTCTCCCTGCTACATGTGTAGAGGTGGATGAGTTTATGCACAAGACCACCAGAGGTGTTGGTGGGTTTGGGAGTAGCGGTAAGTGAAAGAGCTAGAAGATACCTTTACGCCTTATGCTAGGATAGGACACGTAGACGAAGACCGTCTCTGCGACCGTATAGCTAATAGAGCCTTTGCTGCGCTCTCTGGGGAGCCCCTGCCAAAGAGGTGGGTGTATAAGGATCCGGACAATTTCGTAGAACAGTTCGGATTTGAACCCCGGTGGTCTGTGACCAAGAACTACCAGTGCTACATGGTGAAGGGTAATCACGCCTTTCGTGTTTGGACCAACACAGACGCCAAGCATACCTGGGTCGATATCTCTGTGGTGTACACCACGCCCCTGCAGAACTCTGGAGTAGACGTTTATCAGATCCCAGATGGAAGCTTGAAGAAGTGCTCTCCTCTTATCCACCGGGCTAAGATGACCAGCACACATGACATGGACTTAGTAATCGCTCAAACGAGGGCGATGTACGGATTACATCAGTGAGGATTTATGGCTTGGATGGTTAAAAACTTTGTGTGCAATGATTGCGATTGCGTCTTCGAGGACCTCTATAAGGTTGGCGAAGAGTCTGAAGTCGAATGCCCTGAGTGCGAGATGCAGAACTGTGCCATAGACGGGATCTCTTCCCCTAGGATTGGGACCTACGAGATGGCCGACAAGGATGGCAAGGCTGCTATCCTTATGAAGCGCTCCGCTGACCACACAAAGAAACAGCTTCTGAAAGACGCCGACCGATTTGGTGGGCACGGCATGCAGAGGCGTCACGATTACAAGACAGGGAAAATCAAATGAACCATCCTGCAGTAGGGATAGTTGTTTTGTTGCTAGTCTGCAGCGGGCTGGGCTGGGCTGGTTGGATGATTTGGAGAGACATCAAGAACGGGTCTTGGAAAGAATGATTAGACTTGACAGAAATCCACAGTCAGTGTTGGATGCTATATGCAAAGTATGGCAGAAGTATCCAGACTTGCGTGTGGGGCAGATTATAGAGAACGCTGTTTGCAAACCAGAGCAAGAGACCGCTTGCACATCCCTGTTCAATATAGAAAACCTAGAGTTGGCAGCAGCTATTATGGATTGCTTTGAGATAGAGAATGATTGAAGGCTGGGAATACGACGTACTCAACAAGGTGCCTTTCAGTAGAAAGGACGGCTTGGACGGATCCAAGCTGTACGCGATCAACACTCCTCAGGAGTGGGACGCCTTCTATGAGATCCTAATGTCTAAGAAGAAGGTAGCGTGCGACACTGAGACCAGCGGCTTCCGTTGGTACGATAAGGACCGCATTGTAGGTATGTCCTTCGGCTGGAACAAGGAGCATTTCTATGTGCCTGTCCGTCATGTGGACTCCTACCTTGGCGGAAAGCAGCCCCAGCAGCTAGACATGGACGTGTTGCGTCCACAGCTACAGGAGTTCTTCAACCAGAAGGACGTGTTCTCAATCTGGCACAACGCCAAGTTTGATATGCATTTCTATAAGGCGGATAACATAGATATCAACACGCCTTTCCACGATACCACGTTCCTGTGGCACCTTCACGACGAGAACGCCCCGGCAGCGCTCAAGGTAATCTCCTCTGGGTGGACAGATACCATGCGTCAGCGTCACCCAGGTTTGTTTGGCCCAGAAGCAGCCAAGTCAGAGAAGGATATTAGCAACTGGAGAGCGGCAGAGGCCAAGGAACACCGAGATCGCTTCAAAGACCTTGTTATGGCGCGCGCAGACGTGCTCCAGACTGACCTTGCGCACCAGGACAAGAAGCGCGCACCATTGAAGCGGTGGATTATAGAGCACGAGCTAGGAGACCACCCCGATAACGGTGTTGGTAAGGAGGATATCCACTACGGGTACGTTCCTATCGAAATGATGGCCGAGTATGCGGCTATGGACACCTTTCTTACCTTCGCCTTGTACGAGAAGATGATGGGTGAGTTGGATATGACCCAAGACCTGGCAAAGGTTTACTTCAACGAGATCAAACTCTGCAAAATGCTCTTCGAGACCGAAGAAGGCGGGGCTAAGATTGACCGAAACTACCTGCAGCACCTGGAAGATGAACTTCGCAAGGAATGCTTCGACACGGAAGCTAAGATTCATCAGGTTCTAGGCCCTATCAACCTGGGTTCCGCCGACCAGCTAGCCGCTGCCCTGGAATCGCAAGGTGTTGAGCTTGTAAAGAAGACAGCTTCAGGAAAGTGGTCCACCGATAAGAAAGTTCTCAAAGCTTTGTCCAAGGACTACCCCGTAGTCAGTGACATTCTGTACCTCCGTGAGTCAAACAAGATTATGAATACCTATGCCATTGGTATTCAGGACAAGTTGGACGAGAATGACCATATCCACATGAACTTCAACCAGAACGTGACCACGGGTCGCATGAGTTGTCGGGAGCCCAACGTCCAGAACATTCCACGGAACGATACTCGTATTCGTAGGGCGTTCACCTGCCCAGACGACTACTATTTCGTCTTTGCTGACTATTCGCAGGTTGAGGTCCGCTTGACGGCCCATTTCTCTGAAGATCCCATCATGCTGGACGCATACTCGAAGAACCAGGACATTCACACTCGTACTGCGTGCGAGATGTTCGACTTGAGCTATGATGAGACCATTGAGGCCCTGAAGGACGACGAGCACCCCTACTATAAGAAGTTCAAGTCCTATAGAGACGTTGCCAAGACCATCAACTTCGGCATTATCTACGGTGTTGGGGCTCCGGGGCTCTCGGGGCAGATTACGCGCCCCGCTCGCTACGAAAGTGTTCCCGACAGTGAGTGGATTGACGCCTGCCAGGGATTCATTGACCAGTACTTCCGTAAGTACCGAGGTGTGAAGCGTTTTGTGGCTCGTTGCAGCCGTATCGCCTCCAAGCACGCCGAAATCCCTAATGCTTTCGGTAGGATACGCCATTTGCCCCATGTGAACGCTGTCAAGATTATGGGCAAAGAAGGCAAGTGGATGGCAGGCCGCGCACAGCGCCAGGCTCCTAACTTCGTCGTCCAGTCCACCGCTGCGGACATTTTCAAGTTCGCTACGGTCAGAGTTCACGAAGAAGTGTTCAAAAACACAAATAGTAAGATTGTAAACCTTGTGCATGATGAGATTCAGTCTTATGTTCACAAAGAGGAGCTAAGCCTCCTCAACAAGAAGAGGGATGTCATGGAGGATTTCGACTTCCTAGTTCCTCTCAAGGTAGAATTCGCCTACTCGACTACGAGTTGGGCCGAGAAGAAGGGACTTGCAGCATGAGTGAAGAAGAAGAACAACTAGAACTATTCGACGTGTTCAGGATTGGGGATACTACGTTCCCTAACCAGCTAAACGAGCACATCGACGTGCGAAGCCAGCATATCAATGAGTGCTTCATGGACCACGCAGGTCTATTCGCCTGGTACGCCACAGCTTTCGAGCTAGCCCTTGATCTTGAGGGTCGTACCAAGAAAGAGCTAGAAAGAACGTATGCTAGGCTAGACCACCTGCACCGTACCAACGGAAAAGCGGCGGGTGTCAAGATGACCGAGAAGATGGTGGAGAACACCGTTATTACGGATCCTCTATATACCAAAACTCAGACTGAGTATTTGGATGCAAAACGAAATGCAGGCTTGCTAAAGGCGGCCAAAGAAGCTATGATTCATCGGCGTGATATGCTCATACAAATGGGTGCTACTTATCGCGCTGAGGGATTATCAGATATATCGTTAAAAGAACAACAATACAAACAAGGTAAATAAACAATGTCACTATTAGATAAAGTAAACGCACAAAAGAAGCGAACCGAAGAGCAACTGTCACGCGGTGGAAACCGTTCGTCAGCTAAGTTCTGGAGACCCGAGCTTGGTAACAACAAGGTTCGAGTTATGCCACAGTGGGACGTATCCTGCGATGAGCAGTTCTGGCGAGAGGTCGCACAGCACTGGAATGTGAGTGCAGACCAGAAGGGACCCGTTCTATGTCCAAAGGAGACACCAGATCTCGAAGGCGATTGTGCCATTTGTGAGTTGGTGCAGTCTTTGCGTCAGGATAAGTCCAACGCAGAAGCACAGAAGCTCGCTAAGGAGTTTCGTGCCAAGAAGACATACTTCTTGAACATCGTGGCCGAAGGGGACCCTGTGTACACGGCGGCAGACGTAGCTGATTTCAAGCAGTCTCGCCCTGACACGGATGTTCCTTTCTCGGTCGGTGATCCTAAGGTCCAGATCTATGCTTGTCCCTTGACAATCTTTGATAACCTTTTGGGAATCATTCACTCGTCCGGTAAGGACATTACGGATCTCCACGAGGGTCGTGGTATCCGTATCAACAAGAGCGGTCAAGGAATCAAGACCCGGTACGAGGTGTATCCTGACTTGGATGCTTCGGACACGGGCTTCTCTGATGACATCGAACTTCCGGCCCTTGACAAGGTTGGGTTCACGTTGGATAGAGATGGAATGTTGTCGCTGCTTGACGGTGGTCGTGCATCAGACTACGTAGGTTCCCTACCTGGCTCCGCAGCCAGCCTGCCTGCTCCTGCGCCTTCCAGCGCACCACCTGCCTCTAGTGAAACTATCGCACCTTCGGATCTCGAAGAGCAAATGCGACAGGGTCTTAAAGCTTAAGTGGGGTGTAGTAGGGGGCCGTCGCAAACTGAGGGGTAGCGGCGGTCCCCAGGCTACTTTAAGGAGTAACTATGGATCATGACGATAAACTCAAAGCTCGTGAAGCTTTGATAAAGAAGCGCAATAAGGATCATGGCAAAGGCACTATCGGTGTCTATGGCAGCATGGAAAAGATCAATATTGAGACTATCTCTTCTGGTTCCTTCGGTC